ATGAATATTCTATTAGTGAGTCAATGTCAGAAAAATGCTCTTAAAGAAACACGTCGAATTTTAGATCAATTTGCAGAGCGTTGTGGTGATCGTGTTTGGCAAACAGCTATTACACAAGCAGGATTGCAAACATTAAAGCAATTATTGCGTAAGACTGCGAGGAAAAATACTGCCATAGCTTGTTATTGTACACATGGGAAAAATCACACTTCTTTGCTTTGGATTATCGGAGATCAAACACAATTCAATCAAAAAGGGAGAACGCCAACCAATAGAACCACGAGAAATATTTTACGAAAAGAGGATGGAATAGCGTGGATAAACGGTTATACGATACAGATTATTTCGGCACTTGCTGCCTTATTACACGATTTAGGTAAGTCCAGTGTAGGTTTTCAAGAAAAATTAAAACCAAATTCTATTTTTTATGCGGATCAATATCGCCACGAATGGATCTCGGTTAGGCTATTTGAGGCTATGATTCAAGGATGTGACACCGATGAAAAGTGGCTTAATCGTTTGGCTAATTGGAATGAATATCAGAAAAATTATCCTCACTGGTTACAAAGTTTAAAAAAAGAATCTCAATCACCTAAAGTAGGTGGGTTTAGAGAATTGCCACCTTTGGCACAAGCGTTAATTTGGTTAATTGCTTCGCACCACAGAGTAGCATTTTTAGCAAAAGTTGAAAAAGACAGAACAGAATTAAAAAAATTTTGGGAGAAAAGTGTCCCGGATACATTATCTCGCTTTTATAATTTATTATCCGCTAGTAAAGGGTGGTTATTTAATGAGAATAGCAAACATCCCGACCCTAATCAGTTTTGGACATTTTCGCACTTGGCCTCCGATAGTTTGCTTTGGCAAAAGGCTATGCAGCGCTGGGCAAATAAGGCGTTACAGCATTTGCCGTTAACAGAAATGTTAAAGAGTGTAGATAATATTTCCGACCCATTTATTTTATTACTTTCAAGATTATCGCTAATTACTGCCGATCATCATTATTCTTCATTAACAGCTAACCCTCAATTAGGCGATCAAAATTTTCCATTATGGGCAAATACCAATGCGGAAGGACAACGCAAGCAGCATCTTGATGAACACTTAATTGGCGTATGTCAGAGTGCTGTACGTTTTGCACATTTATTACCGAAATTAAGATCATCATTACCGGCGTTAAAGCATAAAGCTTTTAACAAGCGTAATAATATTGATCGTTTTCAGTGGCAAAATCGTGCATTTGATGTGGCAAAACAATTACGACCTTTGACAGAACAGCAAGGCTTTTTTGCGGTTAATATGGCGAGTACAGGTTGTGGTAAGACTATAGGAAATGCTCGGATTATGTATGCTTTATCAAATCCGGAAGTTGGTGCCAGATTTACTATTGCATTAGGTTTAAGAGTGTTAACGTTGCAAACCGGTAGTGCTTTGAAAGAAAAGTTGAAATTGGATGATGATCAAATTGCTGTATTAGTTGGTGGGGAGGCGGTAAACCGCTTATTTTCACTTTCGCAAGAAAAGAGAGGCAGTGAATCAGCAGAAGAGTGGTTAGACACTATGCAAATTGACGGCGGGTTTGTTACAGAAAATGCTGTTGAGAACATAGCTGAATTTAAGACGTTATTATCTAGTGAAAAAGCGCGCAATCTACTGCAAACACCGCTGGTTACTTGCACCATAGATTATTTAATGAATGCGAGCGAATGTTTACGCGGCGGTAACCATATTGTGCCGATATTACGCTTGTTGAGTGGCGATCTTATTTTGGATGAACCTGATGATTTTGATCAAAATGATCTTCCTGCACTTAGCCGGTTAGTGCATTTGGCAGGGCTGTTCGGTAGTCGAGTATTACTCTCTTCAGCAACATTAACCCCAGATCTAATCAGTGGTTTATATGAAGCCTATCAGTCAGGGAGAAATATCTGGAATCATAACAACCAGTTAGCTCAAAATTCAGTATGTTGTGCTTGGTTTGATGAATTTTCGCAGCAAACTTTTTCGTGTAGTGATGTCCCTATTTTTAGAGAACAACATCAAAAGTTTGTTGAAAAAAGAATTGAGAAGTTAAAACAACAGCCAGTAAGACGCAGTGCTAATGTTTTATCATTGCCTGATGTTAAAGGAGGAGAAAATCAGACATTAGATTGGGCATTGTTAGCAGAATATTTAATCAAGCAAGCAGAAGATTTTCATAAAACATTTTTTACTGAAGATAACGATTCCCATAAAAAAGTCAGCATAGGATTAATTCGATTCTCTAATATTCGCCCTATGATTCCAACTATTATGGCTATGTTGCAACAGCAATGCGCAGAAAATACAGAAATCCATATTTGTTGTTACCATTCACGTCAGTTATTACTGTTGCGTAATCGTTTAGAGCAAAGCTTAGATAAATTATTAAATCGTTACGACCCGCAAGCGATTTTTAATCAACCAGAAATTAAAATTGCTGTAGAAAATAGTGACATTGAAAATCATATTTTTATTGTTGTTGGAAGCCCTGTGACTGAGGTGGGGCGTGATCACGATTACGATTGGGCAATTATAGATCCTTCATCAATGCGTTCTGTGATTCAATTAGCCGGGAGAGTCTGGCGACATAGAACAGAAAAAATGGCGGAAACTGCTAATATCGCTTTATTGCCGAGCAATTGGCGTGGATTAGCGAATAGTGCAGAAAAAGGAGAATATCATCCTATCTTTTATCATCCTGGATTTGAAAGTAATGAGGATAGACTAAATTCTCACTTAATAGTAGATCTGATAACAACAGAACAACGCCAAAAAATAGATGCTATTGCTCGTATTGGTTTTGTTGAACATTCAGAGAGTACAATTCATCAGACATTAACGGAGTTAGAGCATAGTGTTATGGCTAAGATGTTCCATAACGAAAAGACAAATTATATCAATGGTTATTGGCGTACAGAAAATGCGAAATTGACTTCGCATTGTTCACTTGTAGCACCTTTTCGTCATTCAAAACAGCCTATGGAAGACTTTGTTTGCTTGCCGGATAAGGAAAGCGATTGGCATTATGCGTTTGCATATAGTGATAAAGCTTACCAAGATCTTTTTTCTTGTGTAAAAGAGCGGCATCGTTTTTGTTATCAACCGATAAAAACAACCAATCCCCGAATTAAGCCTTGGCTTGTTTCTCCTTTGAGTACGGTGTTGGATGAATTAGCAGATGCATTGAATAATGACAAACTTGAAATAGTTGCATTGCATTATGCAACCGTTTCATTGCCGCAGAAAGGGCAAACTGAAACAGAGTGGAAGTTTAATGAATTTTTGGGATTTTGGTGTAAAAAAGATGAACAATAGGATTTAAATATTGTTTAAATCCTATTTAAACCTGATTTAATCAAGTAGTTGTATTTTAAAATTTCTATGCGGCAGTGAAGTAACTGAAAGCCCAGATACTTTTAAAGTTTTATTTCTAAGCTGCCTTTATGGCAGTCTAAAATAGCGATTTTTTAAGTTATTGAATTTAAAAAGAAAGAATGGGTGTTAGAAAAGATAGAGTTCCGAAAAAAAGTGCGTTTTTCCGAAACTCTATTTAGTTGGATTGACTGTGCGTGTTTTACGAATGTAACGTTGTGTCATACGTACAGACTTATGACCGAGTTGTTTTTGAGCTGATTCATCAGTATATGCAAGAGCGGTATCAGTACCTGCTTTTGCACGCAGATCTCTGAATTGAAATTCAGTAATCTCATCTGCCAGTTCAGGGTATTTTTCTAATGCAACTTTCCGCAAATTACGGAATCTTTCGCTAAGAGTTGTTCTTCTTAGTTTCCCTCCTCGTGAGTGCAAAAATAAATAACCTTCGTGCGTTTCCATTCGTCTTGTTATAATTTCTGCAAGTTGTCCGATTAAGTTGATCCTAACTTTAGCTTTTGTTTTTTGCTGTGTGATATGCAAGATCCCATCAAATATGTGGCTAGTATGAATGTTGCAGACATCAATCGGTCTTTGGCCAGTTAAATACGCAATATCCATTAGATCCTTCATATCTTGATCTGCAAGTTCATAGATTTTGTTATAGATGTGGTCCTCAACATATACATCTCTTGATTCAAGCGTGTATTTAGTTACACCATCGGTCGGACAAATTAGATTTGTATAGCCCCATTCACGAGCAAAAGACCATATTCTATGGAACATTTCAACTTCAAAATTAGCGGCTCGTGGCGTATCTTTTCGCCACTCGAGATACATTTTGATGTGCTTTGCTTGTATTTTCTCAAGTTGAATCGGTGGATCTCCGAAAAACGACATTAACCTATTTGTTGCCCATCTATAGTTGTCTTGGGTAGATTTTGCTTTATTATCAAGCTGTGAATTGAGATACCGAGTAGCGACAGTGATAAATGTTGTAATTTCGGTTTGGGTTGATCTATCAAGATTTAATTCTGCAGCTTTGAGTACTGCGATGTGTTTATCATTAGTTTTTAGAGAGATTTCTTTTCCATCCGCTTGAACGTAGTAATAGTAATTTACTAACTTTCCGTTTTTTCTCTTTCTTCGGCGGCAAAGTAGATGCTGCGGTAAGCCGTTATTCTCGTTTTTTCGAGGTCTTGCCATTTTGATCACCTCTTTTAATAATATTAGGTGTCCATTCTGTTTCTATTTCAGGTGATATTGTTCGTTTCTTTTTACGGTGAAATTCGTCTTTGTGAACAAACGGGTCTCCTGCTAAAGTGAGAAAGAAATTTATTCCATTTTTATTAAGCACTTTGATTAACCGTGATTTTTGAAAAACATTGAACATCTGAAATAAGTCTTTTTTAAAATAAAAATCTTGATTAATGTCAGTCATACTTACCTCTATAAACAACTGTCTATGCGTTCTTTTGATAATGCGTAGTAATGTGGATTGAGTTCAAACCCTACGGCATCAAAGCCTAATTTTTTGCAAGCAATCAAACTACTACCGCTGCCGACATGCGTATCTAGAATAAGTTGGCCAGCTTTGGCGTATCTTTGTAATAGCCATAGATATAAATTCACGGGTTTTTGTGTTGGATGTATGCGTTTTTCATTTAGTCTTTTGTTGCCTTGTGCTACATGACCTTCCTCAATACTTTTACCTTGCAGCATACCGTTCCACATATAACGAAAAAGCCTTACGCTATCGTGTAAACTGCAGTATGCGATTTCACAATCGCTGAAAGAACTTTTACCATTAACCTTATCCCAGATAATGCGACCTGGGCCAAATGTATAATTAAAATAATTAACTCCCCAGATTATTTGATGTTTGCTAACTCTGAATAATTCTTCAAAATAATCTGCAGTGGGAACAGTCCAGGTGTCTGTCGGGGTATAAAACCGTTGCACCCCAATTGGGCTAATTTTTCTGCCATAGAACTGCCGTTTATTAGGTCCATCAAAATATGGCGGATCAACAATAGCTAAATCAAAATATTTATCTTTGTACTTTTTTAATGCCGTTACACAATCCATATTGTGATATTCGATCATACTTAATTCTCCCAGCCATCATGCCATTCTAAAATCCGCATCGTATCTCCGCGATCGCGCATCGTATTATCAAAAGTGAAGCCGTGTTTTAATGAGTAGTAATTTTCGAACGTGTGTAACTTTCCATTTGATAACATAATTCTCACTCGATATAACCCGTCTAGCTTCGGATAGTCACGTTTTGCAGTGCTATGCCACTGATGTTGCTTTGTGTTGTGTCTAGACATTGCTTGATATTCCTCCAATAAAAAAGCCTAGCAATGGCTAGGCTTAGTTGTAAGTATTAACATTAAATATCAATTTCCCCAATATTCACAGTAATGCCTGTGTCATTAAGTGCATTCGTTAGCTTATCCGAAAATTCTTTTGCAATAGTTTCTTGCATCTGTTCCCCTTTAATTAATCGTGCAACCAATATTGGATAATCTCCGCCAGTTAAAATTGATAGTCGTAACGTAAATGCTTGGCAGCTTAATCCTTTGTATGTTTCGGTATTAAAAACAAAGTATTTTGGCATTTGCAATTTGCTTTTAGCTTCAACACTTTCCATTGCTGATTTCTTAGCGGCGAAATCACTCACTTCGTGTTCTTCATTGCGCGCATAATCTAAAGTAATTTTGCGGATGGATTGAACAGCTGCGGTTAAAGACATTTTCTCCTCATCATCAGTATATGGCGTAATAAAATCACCCCAATCTTCTAACCATTCAGAGAATGCACGTTGGTCGTGTCGTCTGCCTTGAAAATCTAATAATGCACTATACGCAGCAGTTTTCTGCATATTGAGCAATGCACGGTGTGTTGCGTGAAGAGGTTGTTCTACAGTGCCAACATCAAAAATGATCTCTACACTAAGATTTTGTTCATCAATAAAGCATTTAGCACTATCTTGATTATGCTGTTTTGCATATGCAACTAAGCTATCAAAGTTAAATGTGCTGAATTTGGCACGAAACTGATTGCGGAATTGATTATGTTTTTCAAGTGATACGATATTGACATCTTTAGGTAAAATAGCAATCGGGTAATCACTGTTGCCGATATGCACGCTTGATAACACTAAATCTTTAATTTGTTCTAAGTTGGTTTGTTCCATAGTTACTCCTTGATTACATTACTTTTAACTTTTTATCAAATGCCGGGTCGTCACTGTCTTTAAACATTGGCATTTGTTCTTTGTCTGGCGTTGCACAAATTGCACCGCCTTTGTGGACATACATTGGTGTGGCGGTGGTGTCTTCTTCTGATGATTTACCTCGTTTTGTTGGTTTGGTGTAACTTAATTTATGTTGAATTTGTACGGCAGGTTGATCGCTATCCATTTTTTTGATGGCGAATTCAATCACGACTTTTCCGGCTTTGTCGTGTGTAATTGCACCCATTGCAACTTCTGAAAGCGCGGTTGCTAATTTGTTTTCAAAAATGCCCGCATCAAGTTCTGAAATGAACTCGTGAATATTGGTTTTTGCCATAGTGTTTTCTCCTGTTTTTGTTAATAAAAAAGCCCTCAAGTGAGGGCGTTTGTCTAAAAATAATCAGAAATCGTCTAATTTAAACAATACTATCTATTTGATTTTAAATGCTAAATCTGTTTTTGATTGTCTAAAATCGTTTAGATATTGTTTAAATTGGCTAAGTTAGACAAGCAGCACTACATCGCTTCTGCGATAAGTTGTTGATAATATTGCTGTGCCAGCTCAACACGTTTGATGATTTTTTCGATAATGTCATCATTGCGTTTCACTGTTACGGTGGTAATCCTTTTTTCTTGTGGTATTTGTTCAACAAGATCGATATATTTTTCAGGGCTTTCCCAATTTGCAATCATTTCGGGTGGGGTAGGGAATAGGCAGAAGTCTATTTGTGCTTCTTCGCAATCCCAAAGCCACATATAGCCCTGCATTTGTATATCATAGCCTGCTTTTTTGGCTTTATTTTCCGCTTCATCTTGGAAAAATGGATGGGTGCCAATATCCCACGAACATTTTGTGTCGATAATGAGTTTTCTGGTTGGCACATAGATATCACATTCGCCGGTAATCCATTCATTTTCTCGTCTTTCTTCGTTTTTCTTTAAGGCAAGCCCTCGTTTTAAGCCACTTAATTTAATCGCTTGCTTTTCTAAAGCGATCCCTTTTTCTGTGTATTTGTTGCCTTCGAATGCTTGGTAGCCAAAGAGGTCATATTTCACGATTTCACGCACCGCACTTTTGGCAGTGTCTGAGATGGTTTTATCTCTTGCTTCCGGCATTAATTTATGGAGCATTGAACATCTAGCTTTCATTTGATACATTTTGGTTCTCCAATTTTTCTAACTCTGTATATTGTTCTGGTGAGAATTCAAAGCCGTTATCACATAAGTCTTGTAATGTGGTTTCTCGGTTGAGAATGTTTTGTTTGCATTGTGCAAAAACATCATCACTGACGGTCATTATTGAATATTCCGCCTCTTGCACTTCGTTATCAGGGTAGGCAAATTCACCGCTATCTTTCACAATGGATTGATCCGCTAACACGGCGGATTGCATTTCAACGGAAAGTGGCGCTTGTTTTGATAATAGTAATTTCAACACGGTTTTTAATGCCATTGCTTCGAAATTATCCACCCACACGCCATAATGTTTCTTATAGCTTTGGCTGTAGCGTAAGGCGTGTTTTTTCACTTCTTCGTGGCTCATATAAAGTTCTGCCGAGAAGTCATTCAGCAGTCTGAAGTAGGCATAGTAACCAATCGGTAATTCGCCATCTTTCGGCTCTTGTTCCCAGTCAAATTCAAAGCCATTAATAAAATCTTTTTTCACTAATTGCTTTTGGTAAACGGGAACGGCGACAAGCCGTTTAAATTGCCCGCTTCTTTGGGCAAGTTGAATAAAGCCTTTGTAGCCAATTTGGAACTGTGCTTCGGTGGTGTTGGTTCTGCTGTTTTTAAACGGTAGGATATAAGCAAAGCCTAAGCCGTTTTGTATTGGTAAATTCAGTGTTGCTGCCATACAAGCGGCATTGAAGATACTTTTTGGCTCGGCATTAATGAGCATTGCGTTGCTGTTGGCAATTTGTAGTACGCTGGTGGCAAATGTTGCGGCATTTTTACCGAGCAATTCTTGTAATTTTTGTTTTGCGGTTGGTTTTTCAAAAAAATCTCTTAAAACCTGTGCGGGGGAAACATTCTTTGTTTTCATCACTTTGTTTTGAGTTGTCATTTTTTTCTCCTAAATCATATAGCCTTTACCGAAATGTTGCATTTTCTTGATTGGCTGAATATTCGCGCCTGTTAAGGTTTTAATGCGATTATTAATAAAGGTTTTGGTTAACTCCGCCGTAGCAAAGTTGTGGCGTTCGCCGCCGAAGTAGTGATTGATTTGTTCAATCTTTCTGCCGTGTGCGTTCTTTTTAACCATTTCAACCGCATAGCAACCGAGCCCTTTGGGGTGTTGGATGATTTTCCAATAGCGATCCGCCACGTTTTGGTGACGCACGGTTTCCATTAAAACCGGTTTCGGTTTTGGTGGCGGTGCTTTGCTTTCCGTTGTGGGGGCTTTGTGTTTGTGGTTGTAATAGGGGTTGACCTTTTTCAAAAATTCGTAATAACGGTGTGCGTCGTGTTGCTTTCCCCAGCAGTACAGTGAGGTGGCACAAACACCCAATTCTTTTGCTGCCTCCTTTGGTGGTTTGCCCAGCTCGTACATTTTGTTTAGGAAGGCTTTTCTTTCTTCGATGGTGTAAGCTCTGCCCATTATTTTGCCCTCAACTGCTGTCTAATGTCTGCTTCGTGTTCCGGCGTGAGTGGCGTTTGTAGCTCGCCGTGCGTTTCTTTCCATTCGTTATTCGCCCATTCTTTCCACGCTAATTGCTCTGCGCTTAGTTCGGTTTCAAGGTTTAGCGTGTGGTCGTAATAGTCGGTGTCTTTGTCGTATTGGGCAGCGTGTGCCGGTTGGCAACTGATGCCGAGCACGGTGGCGATAATCAATGCGGCGATGAGGTAAAAGGGTTCGTGAGTGAATTTCATTGTGTTGCTCCTTATTTGAACAATTTGCAGAATTTAGGGTGCAAGAAACCGCCTCACTAAAAAGTAAGGTAAGGCGGTGAGTTAAATTAGATTAGAAGTTGTTTAATCTCTTCGGTTGTGGTTGCTCTTCAAGCAGGCTTAACATTCCTTTAATGAACATAATGCGTTCACTTTTGGCTTGAACATATTTTCTCGCTTTGGTTAAAGCGTTTTCGGTTGGCATATTGAGGTTATAGAGATAATGCCCACCAATAAATTTATCTATATCTCTGCCAAGATGTGGGTATTCCTTGCGGATTTTTTCGCCCATTTCATACGCACCATTAAGTGAGTGGTACAGGTTAGCGATAATGCGGATGGCTTCTTCGTCTGCTTCGGCTTCAGCAAGGGGGAGATTTTGTTGTTGCGGTTGTTGCAAAGCCCTGCGTTCGCATTCGATGAAGTATTTACGCACCATTCGCCCTTTTTCGTTGCGTTCGACCATTGCGAGTTCTTTGCCCATATCAAGGGTGATGTGATATTCCTTGCGTGGTCTGCCGTTAGTGCGTTCTGTTACGATGATGTAGTCTTCGTTTTGGGTGAAGCCGTAGTCTGAAATTCGGTCAGAAATCCAATTTCCAAACTGTGTTTTTGCTTCTAGAAATTGATGTAGATCACGAGCATTACAAAGTTGTAAAGGTTGATTTGCAATTTGACCGTTGAAAACGGCAACTAAATTTGAATTAGTCATTTGTTTATCCTTGTAGTAAATTTTTAAAACTCACCACAAACAAACGCCAATTTGTTGGTGGTGAACTGTTCAAGGTTGGCGTACCGTCCTACAAGGTAACGGCGATCTTTCGATCCCTCAAACAGCCCACCGTTGGACTTTTTAAGAAATTTCTTAAAAAGGTTGATTTGCTGTTTTCAGCTATAAAAAAAGTCGCTTGGGGCGACTATCTTTTTCACTGCCCTTGTAGAATATTCAGTACGCCAATACTGACTTTCAGATTTTGCTGAAAGTGGTTATATCCTAAATCAAAGGGCGGTGGTTGTCAATGTTACTTGTTTAATTCGTGATGATAAAGTTTATGTGAGCTAACCACTTTACCAATTAAGGCAATGACAAAACTATGTTGCGTTTCCTTATCTTGATTTTTAAAATAAGTATATAGTTTTACTTCAGGGCTTTGCCCTTCAAGAAATTCATCAATTAAATAAATATGATCTTGGAGATTCATTATGATTACCTTTGCTTATGATTGCCCCCATTGTGGCGTTAAACATGGGGGATTTGAGATTAAAACGTACTATGAAAATGATAAATTTACTAATTATTCTATTTTCTCATTATTAGCGACTTGTAATACCTGCAGTAGTGCGATTGTTGGTGATCTTAAAGTACTAGATGATTCATATGCTAAAGGAAAGCTAAAAAGAACTCGCAATCTTTTACTGGCAGAAAATAATTACAATTTACAGGAGTTACTCGATGGGAGCCGGATCCAATTTTATCCTAATAATACGAAAACTGCAGAAATTCCCAAATATTTACCCGATTCGGTAGAAGAAGAGCTTCTGACAGCAGAAGATCTTTTTTTACAAGTAAAAGCTAAACCGCATTTTGTCAAAGCTTCTGGAAATGCATATCGCTCAACTTTAGAGCGTGCATTGTGTGAATTAGCAGAGAATGATAGCAGAGCAAAATTAAATAAGCGTATTGAGAAGTTATTTGAAGAGGGAAAACTTACCAAAGATTTGAAGAATTTTGCATTGCATATTAGAACATTAAGTGCTGAAGCTTCTCATACCTATAATGATTTTACACTCGATGAATTGGAGGAGCTAAGATTATTTAGCCAACTCTTTTTACAATATACTTTTACCTTGCCAGCAATGATCCCTGAGAGCTCAAAAGATGATATTGATAAAAATAAGAGCTAAATTCCTTCAATACTCACTAATTAATATGAGCAATATTTTTTAGATTTTGCTAAAAAAGCCCACCTGTTACAGTGGGCAACTAACCCCGATCACGATAGATAAGATCACGATAAAAGCCCTCGTAGATTTCAGCTGCTCTATCACATTCTCGTGGATCAAAATCATCATCATCGCCGTCATATTCTTGATCGTCGTGGTTAATGGAGAGCGATTCATAGTAATCTTCATCACTGTCGTATTTCCAGGTGCTCATTGTGTTTCCTCCAATCTGGATTTAGCCACTTCGATCAAAAGCTGATATTCTCTTTTGTTTTTTTCATCGTGTACTTCTGCGGATTTTTTCAAAAACTCTTCAACAGAACCACTAAAACAGCCTCTAGTGACCCACAATACTCCTTGCTTAGTTTTAAATACGGTTAATGTGCCGTACTCCGTACCAACATTCGAAAACCATACAATATCAGATCTCTCGTACACCCTGGCATT